ATAAGGGTGTAATTAAAAATGTTGAAAAAAAAATGGGAGGTGGGTTATCAGGTGGTAAACGCTTTGGCCCACCACCATTAAAAGGTCCAGATTCACAAGGATTAATGTTAAAAGATGGCGGAATGGGTTGTCCACATAGAAGAAAAGGTGCAAAGTCATCAATTCAAGGAATTAAAGATATACAAACATCAGGAAAAAAATTTATAGGAGTTAGATAATGATTCCAATTCTTCAAGCGGTTGCACCTCTTGCAAAAATTTTATTTAATACAGTCGATAAGGCTGTTGCAGACAAAGATCTTGCTGCAAAACTTAAAGCAGATTTACAAACACAAATGTTACAATCACATACTCAAGAGTTACAAGCAGCTGCAAAAATTGTAGAAGCTGAAGCAAAAGCTGGATGGTTTGCATCATCTTGGAGACCACTTTTAATGTATGTTTTAATTTTTATTTTAGTTTGGAATTATATTTTAGGTCCTGTATTTAAATTTTTATTTGGAGCAATTATTACAATAGAATTACCGGGAGATGTTTGGACACTGTTACAAATAGGTCTAGGTGGATATGTAGTTGGTCGTAGTGCTGAGTCAGTTGCTAGAACTATTGCTAATAAAAATATTAAAGTCGATGAATGACCGATATTGAATACATCTTAAAAAAAATTATTCAACCTAAAATTAAACTTTTAACTGATATAGCTATAGGTGGTGTTGACACTTTTGATAAGTACCTATATATAGTGGGTCAAATCAAATCACTAACTGATTTGCAACAGGAACTCACGAACCTGCAGAAAAAACAGGAGCTATATGACGAAGACGAAGACGGAGGAAGTACCAAAGCATCGAGAAGCACTTCTTGAAGCATACAAGTCTGAAGAAGAAATTAAAAAGACTTGGTTAGATCCAGAATCCATCCCAAAATCATCAATTGAAAGAATGCCTCAACCTACTGGTTGGAGAATTCTTGTATTGCCTTGGGCTGGTCCTGCAAAAACTAAAGGTGGTATAATTATTCCAGATCAGTCTCACTCTACAATCCAAATTACAACAGTTGTTGGATATGTTTTGAAAATGGGTGATCTTTGTTACAAAGACAAAGAACGTTTTCCAAATGGCCCTTGGTGTAAAGAAAAACAATGGGTAATGTTTGGTCGCTACGCTGGAAGTAGATTTAGAATTGAAGGCGGCGAAGTCAGAATATTAAACGATGATGATATCATCGGGACAATAGGAGATCCACGCGACATTGAACATACCTTCTAAGGAGAAGTTATGGTAGACACAAAACAGGAGCAAACAACAAACATAGATGAAACAGAAGTTGTTGTAGAAACAAAAGCAACACCTGACAAAGTAAAGTTAGTTAACGAACCTGTAGAAACTATTGGTGCTGAAGTAAAAAAACCTGGCATTGAAGGAATTACAGTAGAACAAGAAGTTGAAAAAGCAGAAGTTAAAGAATCAAAAAATATAAAAAAAGATAATTTAACTGAACATACTGACGGAGTACAAAAACGTATAAATGAACTTACGCGCGCGAGAAGGGAAGCTGAAAGACAACGAGAAGCTGCTTATTCTTTTGCAAAAGGTCTTCAACGAGAACTTGAAGATGTTAAAAAAAATTACGTTAAATACGACGAACAGTATTTAAAAGAATTCGAAGCAAGAGTTGAAGCAGAATCTACATCTGCGAGATCACAGTTAAAAGCTGCGATTGAAGCACAAGATTCTGAAGCAATTATGAAAGCTCAAGATAAGCTAACACAGTTGGCTGTTCAAAAAGAAAGAGCTAGACAAACTCAAGCTGAGAGAGCTGTTCAGGCAGCAAAACCTGAAAACCAAGAAACAAATCAACAAGCAGCAACTCAAGGAAATTTACCTCCTGAACCGTCTAAAAAAGCTAAGAAATGGGCTGAAAATAATGAATGGTTTGGAACAGATAAAGTTCTAACAAGTGCTGCATATGCAATTCACGATGATTTAGTACAACAGGGGTTTGACACGGAAAGTGATGAGTACTATAATGAAGTTGATAAACAAATGAAGGATAATTTTCCTCATAGGTTTAATCAAAATCAGGAGCAACCATCCAAAAAAATCGTCCAAACGGTTGCACCTGCTGGTAAAACCAATACAGGACGCAGAACTGTGAGACTCACAAAATCACAAGTTGCTATGGCAAAAAGATTAAATGTGCCACTAGAAGAATACGCTAAATACGTGAAGGAAGGAGCTTAATATGGAAAACATAAATAAAACCTCACGCGCGGCAGACGAAAGGTCAAAAAACGAAAGACCAAAACACTGGACGCCTCCATCAAGTTTAGATGCGCCTAATCCACCGGATGGGTACATTCATAGATGGTTACGTTATGAGATTGCAGGTTATCAAGACACTGCAAATATGTCGAAGAGACTTAGAGAGGGCTATGAACTAGTTCGATCTGAAGAAGTTGAAAACGGCAATCATAAGTATCCTATTTATGAAAAAAGTCACAAGTATGGTGGACACATCGGAGTTGGTGGCCTTGTACTGGCAAGGATACCTTTAGAGATCGCTAAGTCACGCGCAGAGTACTTTGATAGAGTTACTCAAGATCAAATGATCGCGGTTGATAACGATATGTTAAAGGAACAGAATCCGGGAATGCCTATGAATATTTCAAGGCAATCTCGAGTAACTTTTGGTGGTGGTTCAAAGAAATAATTTTTTTGGCATACCATCGTAAAAATTAACTAGGAGAAAAAAACATGGCTAACACATCTGAAAAGTTTGGTCTAAGACCTTACCGATCAATAAATGGAGCTCCATGGAACAACGCTCAAAACAGGTACACTATTGCAAGTTCAAACTCTACTGCAATTTTTCAAGGTGACCCTGTTAAACCTTTGACTAGTGGTAATATTACCCTTCAAGCGTCAAATACATCCTTCGCGAGTGTCGGAGTATTTAACGGAGTGTTCTACACGGACCCAACAACGCAAAAGCCTACATTTGCTAATTACTATCCTGGTTCAATTGCTGCATCTGACATAACTGCATTTGTAGTAGATGATCCAGACACAGTTTTTTTAGTAGATGCTGACGCTGCGTTTACAAGAGCAGACTTGTTTAGAAATTACTCACTTACAAACGTAACAGGTAATACATTAACAGGTATCTCTAAAAAACAACTTGATGTATCTGTATCAGGAACCGCAACAACATTTGCTGTACAAGCAATCGATATTGCACAAGATCCAGATAATGAAGATACAGCTAACTCTAACGCTAATGTTATGGTTAGAATTAACAACCACTTCTATAAGAGTGGTACAACTGGTCTATAAAGGAGTACTTATATGGCTATCTCAAGGCAACAGTTAACAAAAGAGCTAGAGCCAGGATTGAACGCTTTGTTCGGACTTGAGTACTCTAGATATGAAAATGAGCATGCTGAAATTTTCCCAACAGAAACTTCTGATCGAGCTTTTGAAGAAGAAGTAATGTTGTCAGGTTTCGCAGGTGCACCGGTTAAACAAGAAGGCGCTGCAGTCGTATTTGACCAAGCGAACGAAGTTTATACTTCAAGGTACACACATGAAACTATAGCACTTGCTTTTGCAATTACAGAAGAAGCAATTGAAGACAACCTGTATGACAGGTTAGCTGCTCGTTACACAAGAGCTTTAGCAAGATCAATGGCTAACACTAAACAAGTGAAAGCTGCATCTGTTCTTAATAATGCTCAAAAATCATCAGGATTTAATGGAGGAGACGGAGTTCCACTTATTAGTACCTCTCACCCATTAGCTAACGGTGGAACGTTTTCTAACAGACTTACCACTGCATCTGACCTTAATGAAACATCTCTTGAACAATCATTGATTGATATTCAAGGATTTGTTGATGAAAGAGGTTTAAGAATTGCTGTGCAAGGAATCAAAATGATAATTCCAAAAGAATTACAATTCACTGCAGAGAGAATTTTAAAATCTCCATTAAGAGTTGGTACTGCTGATAACGATATCAACGCTATTGGAAACATGGGAATGTTACCTCAAGGATATAGAGTGAATCACTTCTTAACAGATCCAGATTCATATTTTATCTTGACCGATGTTCCTAATGGTTTCAAACACTTTGAAAGAGCAGCTCTTAGAACTGCTTTAGAAGGTGATTTTGATACTGGAAACGTAAGATTTAAAGCTAGAGAAAGATATAGCTTCGGCTGGTCTGACCCTAGAGCGGTCTTTGGAAACGGTAACTTACCTACTTCATAATTAGTTAGGTTTGACAATCAAAGAAGGGGCTAGTGTTTACACTGGCCCCTTTTTCATTTATAATCATTAAACTATACATTAACTTCTGATCTAGACGCGTATAGTCGACGGCCTAGAGACTAGATAAGAAAAACTAGGAGAATAATACTATGGCACAAACAACTTT